CGCAGGTAGTCCAGGTGCGACCTGGGGTTAGCACTGTTACGATCAACTTAATTGGTGTGCTCTGATGGCAAAGGTTTACACCGGCAGAGATGGCGTTATGCAGCTTGCTGGGACGACCCTTGCCAAGGTCGTCAATTTTCAGCTGTCGTCAAACTTGGAAACGCTTGAGACAACAACGCTGAACGACCATATTCGTAGCTATTCGCCAGGTGTTGCTGGCTATAGCGGCAGTGCAACGCTTTTGTATTACAAGGACGACAACGGCAGTTTCAACACTACCGACATTCTCAACAAGCTTTACAAGACAGGAACTGATGGCGTTAGCAGCAGTGACACTGTCGAGCTGACATTTCGTTGGATTGATGGAACGGACAACAATGACATCAAGCTGACTGCGTACATCACCAGCGCTTCGATTGGAGCGTCAACTGGCGACATTGTTCGCGCTGAGATTGCGTTCCAGGGCACTGGTGCTTTGTCTACGGTTTCAATCTCATGACGGTATATCTTGGAACGCATGGCAAGGTTGAGCTGCAGCGGAAGTTCAACGGTGGCACTTTGTCTTCGACAATTAAACCTGATGATGTAAATACAACCGCAAAGCGGTTTAGCTTTGATTTTGAGCATGGCCAGCTGTTGACTGGCGATCAAATTGAGATTACTAGCACGGATGATAGTGCCCTTGACTTTATCGACAGCTATACAGACTCAAGCGTAAAAAAATTTATTTACGTCGATGAGCTAGATGGCATCAGGCTTTATGACACTTATGCCAACGCGGTTGGTGGCGGCGCGTCAAACGCAACCACGCTTGCTGCTCCTGGCAACGACATCCCTATCGAAGTCAAAGTTGACAATGCAAGTTATCGAGTAATTGCTCAAGTCAACAGCTTTGAGATTAACACTGAAAGAGAGACTGTTGATACAACAACTTTGTCGGACGAGTTTAGGCAAAGGGTAAATACCTTGATTTCTGGCTCTGGAAGAATTAGTGCTTTTTGGGAGTACACGGGAGATACAACTAATGAGCTGCCGAATTACATGATGGAGCTTGCGTTACGAACGCAAGTTGGTAGTAATTTTAAAGGCAAGTTTTATTTAAAAGTTGCAAACAATAATCCAAGTGGCGTTGCAGCTCGATCAAATGATGAAATCTGGTATCAAACCAACGGAATTATTACAGCAGCTGCCGTTCAGTTTTCTCCTGATAACACCGTGCAGATAACGGCTGACTTCATTACAACTGGTGAAATTCAAATCCGCATGGATCTTGAGACTGCTGACACGACTCTTACTGAGGGTGGAGATACAGTCGTTCTCGACCAAGACGACACTGCTACCCTTGATATAGACAGTGACGAGGACTAGGAGCCCCGCTAATGGCTGATCGCAAGATTAGTGAGCTTAATGCGCTCACCGGCTCCGCCCTAGCAACCGGAGACCTTGTTGCTGTCGTAGACACTAGCGCCAGCGAAACCAAAAAGCTGACGGTTGGCGATTTGGTTGCTAACGGTGTCACGTTAATCAGTGACGACACCATCCCTGGTGCAAAAATTCTGTTTGCCGCAGGCGGTATTGCTACCGCAGACATTGCTGACTCTGCAATTACAACGGCTAAAGTCGCAGATGACGGCATTACAGCGGCAAAGCTTGCCAACGAGTCAACTGTTGACCTTGTCACCACGCTGCCCGGCTCTGGAGCGTTTACGGGTCAACTCGCTTTAGATACTGACGACAACAACTTGTATTGCTGGGATGGCAGTGCATGGCAAAGCCTGAAGGCTGCTGGCTCAATCAACAGCGTTAGCGGTAGCACTGTTGGTGTTGTTGACATCACTGCAACGACAAGCGGCAGCAGCGTCACGATTGCAGCAGTCATCAATGACACGTCTGCCGCCAATCAGTTTCTTGCTGGCCCTACCAGTGCTGGTGGTGCAGTTGCTTATCGCACGATTGATGGCAGCGATATTCCTGTTGCGACTAGCAGCGCCAAAGGCGGTGTGGTTGTCAACGGTGAAGGGCTCCGCATGGACTCCAACACTATTGAGATCAACAACGATGTAACCGCAAGCTCAACCCATCACGTCGTCACTTATGACGCCAAGGGTTTGATTACTGGTGGCCGTGCCATCACCAGTGCTGATATGCCTGCTGCTACTAGCAGTGCAAAAGGTGCTGTTATACCTGGGACAGGTCTTGCGGTTGATGGTTCGGGCAACCTAAACCACAGCAACACAGTTGCTACTGGCACTTACACCAAGGTCACTGTTGACGCGCAAGGCCATGTCAGTGCTGGCACAACGTTGGCAGAAGCTGATGTTCCATCGTTGCCAGCCAGCAAGATTTCGTCTGGCACATTTGGCAGCGCACTGATTGGTACAGATGCAGTTACAGCTGCAAAGCTTGCTGACCAGTCAACAACCAAGTTTGGTGGTGCTGGCGCTACCGATAACGTCGTTACCTTCCCTGATGGTGACTTCAAGGGTCAGTTCTTCTTCGACGAGAAAAACGAAGACCTATACATCTATACGGGCACTTCGTTTCTGCCAATCACGGTTATCAGCGGAAACCTAGTTAACGCTGGAACCTATAACGCCAACACCAACCTGCTAACGAGCGTTACGACCGCTGGATCTGCTGCCGGTTTTACGAATGGAGCGGCGCTTCCTGCACCTGCAGTCGGCAACCTGAACTACTACGTCGTTGTTGACACGTCTGGAACAGGTTCAGGCAATGCGCCTGCGGTTGCTTTGGCACCGCCAGACATGTTGATCTCTCTTGGTACGGGGTCAACGTTCCAGCTGATTGACGTTTCAAACGCTATTGCTGGTCAAACTGCAGCCAACATTTCTGTTGTTGCCACGGGCAACATTAGTAGCACAGACGTTCAAGCTGCTTTGCAGGAGTTGGACTCTGAAAAACTTGGAGCTGCAAGCCCAACGTTTACTGGAACGGTGCTGCTTGGTCAAAACGCTGTCTTGGCGTTTGAAGGCTCTGCAGATGATGCAAACGAAACCACGATTACAGTTACCAACCCGACCGCTGACCGCACAATTACGTTCCCGGATGTCACGGGCAACGTCGTAACGACTGGCGATACGGGCACAGTTACTAGCACGATGATTGCGAACGCAACGATTGCGAACGCAGACATCAGCGCAAGTGCTGAGATTGCAGTCAGCAAGCTGGCAAACGGCACTGCGCGTCAACTGCTGCAGACCGATTCTGGCGGATCAGGCGTTGAGTTTACTAGCAATGTTGACGTACCTGGCACGCTGGACGTTACAGGTGTCGCGACGTTTGACTCGACCTCAACGTTTGCAGGCAATGCAACCTTCAACGGCAGCATCATTTTTGAAGGATCTACCGCCGACGCGAACGAGACAACGCTGACTGTTAGTGACCCAACTGCTGATCGCACGATCACACTGCCTGATGCAACGACAACTGTCGCTGGTCTTGCTGTTGCTCAGAGCTTTACGAAAGCGCAGCGTGGAACGCCTGTTGCTTTGACCGATGCGTCCACCATAGCCGTGGATTTATCGCTGGGAAATAATTTTTCTGTGACGCTCGGTGGCAACCGCACTTTGGGTGATCCAACAAATGTTACCGCTGGTCAATCTGGAGTAATTGTTATTACTCAGGATGGCACTGGCTCACGAACACTTGCTTATGGAGGCACTAAATACAAGTTTGCTGGCGGAAGTTCAAACGCACCAACCTTAACGACTACAGCAGGAGCCGTTGATGTTTTGGCCTACTATGTGGAAAGCTCGACCCGCATTACGGTCACTTCACTGCTGAACGTGTCATGAGTATTCCTGGGTCTGCAAGTCCGCTGTTTTTCCAAGCTGCTGCTGCTGCAGCTGCTGATCAGGTAGCAACAAGGTCAGTCCGTTTTAACGCAGATGATTCGGCGCGTCTGACTAGAACCTTTGGGTCTGGAGGAAACCGCAAAACTTGGACTTGGAGTGGATGGTTTAAAAGGCACAAATCAGAAAGCATGACAAACATGCTTTTTGCTTGCTATGTAAATAGTTCAAATAGGTTTTATATTGGCATCCAGGGCGGCAGCGACAAACTTTTAATGTTTGGCAGAGTCGGCGGCTCTGACTCGTTGGAAATCTTAAGTGATCAAGTTTTCCGTGATTTCGGCGCGTGGTATCACATGGTGGTAGCAATCGACTCCACCCAGGGATCATCAGGCAATAGAGTAAAAGTATATGTGAACGGTACGCAAATATCATTAGCAACGACAACGGCATTAGCGCAGAACGGAGAGCCTTACCTTAATGCAGCCGTAGAGCATCACCTTGGATTTCTCAACGGCAGCAGTAAGCTTAATGCTTACATGGCAGACGTTTACTTCGTTGACGGCTCTCAATTAGACGCCACGTCATTTGGAGAATTTGATAGCAATGGGGTATGGCAGGCCAAGGCTGCTTCTGGCTTGACATTTGGAACAAATGGATATCATTTAAAGTTTGAGGATACGTCAAGTAACGCAGCGATTGGAACGGATAGCAGTGGCAACTCAAATACATTTACTGTTCACAATCTGTATGCTTCAACAGCTGCGGCAGTGGACTACAGCACTGGTCAGGTAACTGGTAGTGAGTCTGGGTTTGTTTCTGGCTATGGGCCAGACAAGATGTTTGACGGCAGTCTTTCGACGCTTACCGATCAGGTTGATACAGGAAACACTGGTGAAGCTGGTTATCTGTATTGGAACCCCAGCACAGCCGTTTCAGTCAGCAGCAAACTGCGTATTTATGGCCGCTGGTACGTTTCTTCAATCGGTAACCAATATCTTACAAGCGACGAAGTTTCTATTAACGGAAACTCCTACGTTGCCCCTGGGGATGGTACTACCAACAATCAATGGGTAGATTTATCGTCTTATTTATCTTCTAACTCAATAACGTCAATCACAAACATTACCTTTAGGTCTAATCCAACTTCTGGCAACAGATTGGACCCAGGCATTGCAGCTATTGAGGTTGACGACACCATCCTTGTAAATTCAGCTGCTACTGATGGAGACGTTATGTTTGACGCGCCAACGAACGGCACGCAGTCAGACACTGGTGCGGGCGGAGAAGTCAGCGGGAACTACTGCGTACTTAATTCTTTGGCTAAAGGCTCTAACATTACGCTGTCTAACGGCAACTTAGAGGCTTCAACGACTACTTCAAGTGGATATGGAACAGTTCTTGGCACTATCGGCGTCAGCTCTGGCAAATGGTATTGGGAGTTTACTGGAGGTTCTGGAGCACTTGGCGTCGGCGTCGGTATTGCAGAAGGTGGAAAAAATATAGAGACTTATCTTGGTGAGGGTGTTGGCTATTCGTACTACAGCGAAAGTGGTAAAAAGTATTCTGGAGCTGGTGGTGCAAACTATGGGGCGTCATACGGAGCCAATGATGTGATTGGCGTTGCTTTTGATGCTGATGCTGGAACACTGGTTTTTTACAAAAACGGCAGCAGTCAAGGCACGGCTTATACAGGACTTACAAATGGTCCGTATTTTCCTGCTATTGCCGACTCAAGCGGAACAAATAGTTTTGATGGCGTAGTTAATTTTGGGCAACGAAGTTTTACTCACTCGGCACCTAGCAATCATAAATGTCTCTGCACAACGAACCTTCCGACCCCGACGATTGCCAATGGTTCGGATTACTTTGAGGCAAAACTGTGGACCGGCAATTCCCCTGGCACGCAGACAATAAGTAATTTCTCAATGAGCCCTGATTTCGTCTGGATTAAAAACAGATCTGCTTCTAAACACCATTCTTTGCTAGATATAGTGCGAGGAGGAGACAAGGTTTTAAAGAGTGATAGTACTGCTGTAGAAGATACTGCATCTAACTTCATTACTTCATTCACTTCAGATGGCTTTGCAATCGGGAATGATAGCGCTATCAACGGAAACGGAAATTCAATAGTTGGCTGGGCATGGGACGCCGGATCATCAACGGTCAGCAACACTGACGGTGCTACCACAGCTAGCGTTCGTGCCAATCCGACTGCGGGATTTTCCATTGTTTCTTGGTCTGGGCATGGCTCTGGAGCGACTACTATTGGTCATGGTCTTAACGCAGCCCCTGAACTCATAATTTTAAAAGGCCGTGACAACGCTGGCGCTTGGGTTGTTGGTTCAGATTACATTGGTTGGGGCGATCGTTTAGAACTAAATACATCGAGCGCACAGGGTTCTGCGTCCGCTGATTTCAACAGCACTGCGCCAACAAACAGTGTATTTACTGTTGGTTCAAACCAAGGAACTGGCAACAAAATTGCCTATTGTTTTTCGCCTGTCGCAGGTTTTAGCAGTGTTGGAAGCTTTGTAAATCCATCTGCTTCGGACTCTGCGTTTGTATTTTGTGGCTTTAGGCCAGCATTTCTTCTAGCTAAATGCGCAGCAAACATTTCATCCTCTTCTGGCTCGGGCGACTGGATTATTAAAGACAACAAAAGAAGTCCCTTTAATGACCCTTCTGATGGAAATACATTAGTTGCAAACGTTGATAATGCTGAGGATAACTACTACAACGCAAATCAAGCGGCTGTAGATTTTCTCTCTAATGGTTTTAAGATTCGGCACAACAACACTTCTCCGTTAGGCGATCCTGGAAGGCGCTATGTATTTATCGCGTTCGCTGAAAACCCATTCCAAGCCAATGGCGGGCTCGCTCGTTAAACTCACACCATCGGTCTAGACCCATGCCCTACACACTTGGCGACCGCACGCTTGCTTTCGACGTGCCTTGGCAGCACAACGATGTTCAGTATCCAGCAAATTGGCTGAGATTGAGCAGTGCTCAGGATCGTGCAGAGCTTGGCATTGTTTGGGTCGATAACAGTCCAACGTGGAATCAAAAATGGTATTGGGGTTATGACGCTGACGGCAATCTAATTCCGAAGACTTATACCGATCTCAAGGCAAGCTGGATTGCTCAGACCAAGGACACGGCTTACAAGCTGTTGCAGCCCTCTGATTACCTGTGGCCCAAGCTGCAAGAGGAAAACAGCAGTTTCTCAGCCGCTAAAACCGCTTATACCGCTTCGCCTTGGAGCACTTGGCGTTCCACTATCAGAACTGAGTGCGCTGCGATGGTGACTGCTATTGAAGCAACTGCTGATGTTGGTGACACCTCGCCCCACGCAGACTTTGGCCGTGTCGAAGCGTTGCAACAGTACATCGAGGGTGGAACGTATGGCGCGTGGACTGTTAACCCTGATAGCGCCGCAGAGTGATTGGCATTACGGCTCTGATGTTTCTGTTGCTGATGGGCTATAGCCTGTTTGCGATCAACCTCCATGACAATGAAACGGCCTGACCCAATGATCCCGTGCAAGCCTGGAGCGGAGGACGTGGAAGCGATGAATAATCGCCAAGCGTGGATGAACGAGCTGTATAT